TATCACTCATCATGGGCACTTCAGTATGGATCCAATGTGCTTGATGTTGTTTAAGCCAATAATCCGCTGCTTCAGGGTATTCGAAAGGTTTATAAACGATTCTCTCCTCTTTTATGTTCTTTTGAGACATTATTAAATTTTAGGTGTTTAGTGTAAAAAATTGTTGCGCTAAAGCGTCTCGATCTAGAGTGTTAAGATTTGTATTAGGTAGTTGTTGAACCGGAGCAGGACTATCACTATCATCAAAATGGTGGTCTGTAACCTCAAAGTGCCCTGTAGAAGTATCGGCTACTACTGAGTATGTCATCCCATCCATTCCGTATCTGTTTTTCATAATGTGAAATCTTCCTGTGCCATTTACTTTATCTTCCTTTTTACGTGAAAGAGATATGGCAATGTCGGTAACCATCATTTTATCATAGCTACCGGCAGCTTTATCACCCTCAATTACATCATCTTTTGCTCCTGCTCGATTTACTTGGGAAACAGACCAAACTGGTAACTGTAATTCCTTAGCAAGACCTTTAGTGCTTAGATAAATATCATCAATTTCTCCTTTTCTATCACTAACTCGTTTCTTTGATGAAAGTAGATCAACGTAGTCAATAATAATTAAATCAGGTGCAAATTCTAAATCTTGACATTTTTGAATGTGGGATCTAAGAGTATTAACGGTTGCCATTCCCGGTGAGAATTCTTTAATAATAAGTTGACCTGGGAGTTGTTCTACCACTTCATCAATTCTAGCTCTATGTTTAGATAGCGTATATACCGGCTTACCTGTGAAAAATGCATCGTAGCGTCGCCCTACATAATCCTCGCCAAGTTCTAAAGTATAATGCAGTACATTATAACCCATCTTCACGGCGTATCCACCAAGAGCAACCAAAGTCCACGACTTACCACCTCCAGGGTTACCAAATATAAGACCAAAATCTCCATTGCCCAGACCCCCTTGCATAAATTCATTAAATTTTTCCCAAGGAGTAGGGACAACTTTTCTAGCATCTTCTCTATAACGAGCTTCGGTGTCTTTAAGATATTCATGTCCTATGTTTTTATCATTTCCTGCTTTTAAAGCATTATCAATTAACCCCCTAATAGATTCAAAATCACCTGAATTAAGTAAATCTACACTATTGAGAAGAGCTTTTTTAAGTTGTTGGTTTTTACAAAATGAAGAAAATTCCTTTTCAATATATTCTAAATCTGCTGATGAGGATTGGTAAGCTTCACGAAGTTGCTCTTTAATTGAAAGTTGTAATACTTCATTTTCAACTTTTTTCATTTCCACTTTTAATACTTCCATTGTAGGGGTAGTATTATATTGTTCGTGGTAATCTAAAATATTTTTAACAATCCACTTATGTGCTTGATTGTCAAAATATTCTTCACTCAATACATCATGCATCTGTTGAAGAAACTCCTTATGCGTAAGGAGTGAAGATAAAACCTTTATTTGAAAGGCAGTGCCATATGTGGCAAGAGAGTTAAGAGTCAAAACCTTAATATATTAATCGTGTGAATGTATCCTTTAACCAAAACTCTGTATTTTTAATGTGATGGTTTAATCCATCTTCGCTGTATAAACTCATGAATTCCAAGATACGAAGTTCATTAAGTGGTTCCAATGGTAGTTGAGAAAGATATTCCTTTTCTTCATCTGATACCATAGGGATTTCTAAGTCCATAATTTTTTTAGTATTAATTAATCTCTCCCAATCATGAACTACCCTAGCAAATACTACGCTGTCCTTTAGACGTTCTACACTTAAGTCATAGAGTCTATCAAATGGCATTACTCCTTCTGCTAATTCAGGAAATCTTTTAAGTACTCCTTTTTTACCTAAACCCTTAATGCCTGGTACTTTATCAGAAGCATCTCCTAGTAGAACTTTATAGTGGATAAAGTTTTCAGGAACAATCCCAAATTTTTCTTTTACAGTAGCAACATCATAGAATTCTCTTTCTATAGGGCGATAAACTGTAATATTTTTATCTACTAATTGGAGGAAATCCCTATCACTAGAAACAATATAAGATTTTGAATTAAATCTTTTAGACATATCCTTAGCCATATAGGCTATAATGTCATCTGCTTCCAATTTGTCAATAGAAACCGTTTTAATTGGCAGGCATTTTAAGTATTGAACGAGCCTTGTAATCTGGTCTACTTTAGAATCATTTTCCTCATCAATATCATCAAATGCATCCCAATTTGTAATACGGTTGGTGTGTCTTCCTGATTTGTATTCGGGAAGTAGGTACCTCCTATTAGTGGAGGCACCTACCCCATCGAATACAACGTACATGGCAGTTGGTTGGATTTGATTTATAAGAGCACCTAAAGAACGGAGAAAGCCTGCTAAGCCCCCTATATGGTTACCGCTCCCGTTTATAAAATTTAATACGGCAAAGTTTCTCAAAAATAAATTGAGACCATCTATAAAAATAACTCTATCGTGTTGCCCGGGTTTGGCAGAACTTTCCCCTTGCTCAATGTTATTGAGCATCTTTAAGTAATCTTTTTTAATCATTATTCAGGTTCTTTTTCGAAGTGTGAAATATCTTGTACTTCTTGGTCTTCAGATATAATATCAAAATCAGTACCTCCTAAAATCTTAGCCCACGCTTGAGAGTGGTCAGTTTTATATTGTTTGATTTCTTTATCATCATCGTTAATAAACCCATGTGGTGTCATAACAATCTTACCTCGTGTGGTAACTCCATTAATGTGGTTTTTATCAATCTGTAGGTTAGTACGTTTAGCGAATTCTACCTGCTTGCCATCTTTAATTGCTTTAATTTTAGATGTACCCGCATTCATAATGTTGCCAAATGTTACTACAAATGTTGAATCAAACCACATAGCATACCCTCCCTTATTCATCAGTTTGGGTTGACCCATAGGTGATTCTGCTTTTGCAGTCCAAACCTTATTAATACAAACTAAAGTGTTAGTATAAGGGCTACTTTCTTTACGTGAAAGGGTAATACGTTGGTTTACATTATTACCAAATTGCGTAGACATAGCACCTGCATTCCACTCATTATTGTTTTTATTAGATTTAATGGACATCTCACAAGGTACTGAACCAATTGAGTCCCATAAAAATAACAAATCATAAGGTAAATCACCTTTTTTCTGTTCGTCTAGTAAATCTAAAATAAAGGCGGCTACGTCTTCAATAGAGTTAATAGTTTCCCTATCTACATAAATGAATTGCCCACTATAATTTAAAATTTCACCAGTCTCTTCATCGACTTCGGTATCTAATTCTAACCCCATTTGTTGAGCATGCTCCCAACTCCATTTCATCTCAGTAATAATAAATACCGGAAGAATTTTACGTTTTTGAGCTGCTACTGCAGTTTCAATTAAGGCCGTTGTCTTGCCTGTGTCCGAGTGTCCTCTTAAAAGGACAATATGTCCTTGAGGAATCCCAGGAATTGAAGTTACGTCTTGGAATGCTTGTGAGAGAGGGATCCATTGTTGGTCTTTAAACTTAACATTTGAGTTAAGCATTTTCTTCTCTTTAAACTTTCCAAGATCGAAGTTTGACTTCAATTCCTGGGAGACGGCAGCTGTTAATGATGCTTTCTTTCCTCTAGGCATTAGCTGAATAATTCATCGAATTTATCAACTTTTGTCTCTTTAAGGGGGGCCTTCATTGCATAGTTATTTTGAGACCCCCCTTTATCAAAAGGGAGATCGCTAGAGTTTCCTTCGTTAGTAGTATTACCTGCTTCTTCTTCAGGAGCTAGGAATGTTTGAAGATTGCTCTTCATATCCTCGAATGAATGGCGTTTGAAGACTTCAGTTGGGTTTGCTTGATCCTCTAACCATTTTTGGATTTGGTCGGGTTCGCCAAGTGGTGTTTGCTTTGTCTTAACACGAACTGAAGACTTATTATAGGCGGTACCTGTAACATCAGGACCTACAGTGTCTACTGTAATGTCTCGGCCTTGGTGAATGTCGGTATAATCTCCGATATCATCATCATCAGCTAATGATAGGAATTCTAAGTAAGTATTCTTACCGAACTGCCAAAGTTTAACGCCTTTTTCTTCTTCCCCGCGGATAACTACGGGAACGAAAACACGCATTTTGGGGTCTAGCTTCTTAGCCAAACGCCAGTTTTCCTTATCGCTTGTTGTACGAAGTTGCTTCGCAAACTCTACGATTGGGTCCTTCTCACCAAAATTAATTGGTGAAATCATTGTACGTTCTCCAATCCCATAATGGAAATATACTTCCGTAAAAGGATTAGACTTATTAAATTTGTTGGGAACAATGCGAACTGTTTGTTTACCAATGCTTGGTTTCCAAAACAAGCTCTTGCTGTTGTTTCCGTCTCCCTTGTTTGTTTGCTGCAAGGAGTTCAGCTTACTGCGAATTGCATTTAAATCCATGATGTAACTAAAATTTTAAAAATGTAACTTATTGTATAAATATACGAACGCTAACTCAAAATACCAAATTATAGTTCAATAATTTGATGAATTTTTGTCTTTAATTGATTTAACTCGTTGTGTTGGGTAAGTAAAATTGTATTACGATAGTGCTGCCAATTGACTTTATATCGTACATCTACTACTCCCCCATTCAACAGTTTTATCAGTTCGTTTAGAGCATTTATTGTGTAAAGAGTATTAGACTCTTTTTTTCTGTGTACTAAGATAGTGTTGGGTAAAATTGCTTCTATGCTGGAAGGTTCTACATTATAAGTGCAAACGTATTCGTCATTACTTTTTATATAAAGCACAAAGATTTTCTTATAAAGAATGTCGTAGCTAGATTTCACCTCCACTAGCGTCTTCTCCAACTCCTCTAATGTAGTAAAGGTGCAAAATAGCTTATTATTCATGTATATAAATATTATACCCTCCCTAAAGAACCATAGGTGCTACCTGCGTCAATTTTTGTATTAAATTTAAATTCCTTGAACGTGTCAAAAATACACTTGATTGCGTCTTTCTCCGATTTATCAACG